CTGCATCCCTGATGCGCCGATGTCGAACACCACGAACAGCGGGTGGGCGGCGTTGAGGTTGAAGTCGTAGATCCGCTTCTCTTCGACCATCTTCATGTACGCCTCGCCGTACACGGCCGCGGCATCCATCTCCTCGAAGCTGCAGTAGTACTCCTGCTCGAACATCCGGTCGTTGCCGAACCGGCGCAGGTACGCATCGCGGTCCTGCTCGAGCTGGGCCTCGCTCCTGACCAGCGGCAGGCCCTCGCGCTTCATCATCTGGTTCAGGTCGTCGATCGACCTGGTGATGCAGTGGTAGTCCGGGCTGCCGGCGAAGGACTGCATCAGCTGCCACAGCGGGTTGCGTCGCTTCCCGCGTGGCGTGCTGACCACCATCAGCCGCTTCTCCTCCTGCTCGTTGGACAGGATCGGGAGCAGCCGGGGCAGCGGGTCCTCGCGGGTGAACAGCGCGAGCTCGGTGAAGGCGTAGTCCTGGAAGGACGTGCCGACACCGTTCTTGTCCCGGCCGGACTGGAAGTAGCCCTGCAGCTTGAGCCGGGACTTGTTGGTGAACCGGCCCTCCATCACGGTGGCCTTCCACTCCACCAGGTCAGGAGGGACGTTGTCCTGCAGGGCCTGGATGTACTGGCCCGAGTCGGGGTCGTAGTAGGTCTTGTCGTAGAGGATGTCGCGGATCAGCGGTGCGTCGAGGCTGACGTACACGCCGGTGGTCTTGGGGACCTTGAGCCGGCGCTTGCACATCTCCATGCTCATGCCCATGTCCTTGCCGGACTGCCGGGGCAGAACAGCTACACCGATGCGGTACTTGCCCCACATGCGGTGTAGCTCTTCCTGGTACGGCCGCGGCCGGTAGTGGACCGGGAACGTGGGCATGGCCCCTACTTCTTGGTCGCCTTCTTGGCCGCCTTCTTCGCCTGCTTCTTGGCTGCGGTCTTCTGAGCGGCCTTCTTCTCGCCGCGCTCCGCCTTCTTCTCGTCGATCCGGTCTCCGGTGGCGGTCGGCTTGACGCCGGTGGTGTCCGGGTTCGGCTCGCTGCCCTTCGGCTCTCCGGTGTCGACCGGGTCGCCCTTCTTGGACTTGTTCTCGACGTCGGGGTGGGTCTTCTCGATCCCGGTGTAGTCGCGCAGCTGGCTGGCTGCATCGTCTCCTGGCATGTTCCCTCCTCTCAGATCTGCAGGTTCGGCAGGCCGATGGTCCCGAACAGCACAGAGAAGTCCTCTGTCTCGCTCGAGTTTCCTGCCTTGGACTGGATACCCGCCTGAGGGGGATCCGCGGGCGCGGCCGGTGCTGGGTCTCGGTTCCCTGCACCGGCCGCTGGGGCTCCTGCCGCAGGGGCAGCAGGTGCCCCACTCGAGCCATCCGTCGGGGGTGAATCGGCGGCTCGAGAACGCTCGGCCTGGAGCTGTGAACGTAGTTGCTCGATCAGCGGTTGTACAGGGATGGAGTAGCCCTGCAGCTTCTCCTCGACCCGCAGCTCGTACGGTGTGGCCATCGCGGCGAACCGGTTCGCGAGCTCGACGTCGAACTCCTTGGTGCCGGGGATCAGGTCGGTGTTGTTCTGGAACAGCTCGATGCTGGCGTGGACGGTGTCGAGGAACCCGCCGTTCTCCTCCATCGCCCGCTGGGCCCGGTCCTGGACCTCCTCGACCAGCAGCACCTTCACGGCCTCCTGCCACTCCTTGGCATCCTCGGTGCTGCTCAGCACGTCCATCCCCTCGCGACCGATCGCCGGCACCTCGGCGCCGATCATCGACCGTGGGTGCTGCTTGAGCGCGTCGAAGTACTGGGCGTGCTCCTCCTGCACCTCCTCCAGCGCCGCGTCCTGGAACGCCTGGCCGTGCTTCTCCTCGATCGCCGTGCTCAGCTGGCCGAGCTTCGGGACGTAGTCCGCTGCGGTGGCGGTCCAAGTAGCAGGCCGATCTCCGTCACCGGGTCCAGCATCTCCGGCTCCTCCGGTCCCGTCTGCTCCGGCGGCGGCTCCGGCCCGATCGGGTACGGGTACTGCTGCTCCGGCTGGGCCGGGATCTCCTGCACCGGTTCCGTCACCAGCAGTGGGGGTGGCGGCTGGTGCTCCGGCGGGAGCTCCCGCTCCAGCCGGCGCACCAGTCTGAGCTGTTCCGCTCCCAGCTCCGTCAGCAGGTGGAGACGTTTCTGTTCCCTGGCCAGCCGCTTCCGCTTCCTTCTCAGGAGCCAGAGCGTCCATAAGTGACGCGAACGCAGCGTCACCATGAGGCGGTAGGACGACGGCCTCTTCCTTTTCGGTCGTGGACTCACTCATCGTCCCTCGCCTTGAAGTCTTCCAGCGTCTCGAGCATGGTCTGCTGGTCGTCGTCGGTGAACTCGAAGCCGATGTTGTCGAGGAACGCGGTGATGCCCTGCGGCCCGAAGAACATCTTGTGGACCTCGGAGATGGCGGCCAGCTCGACGGCCGCGTCCGGCTTCTGGGTGTTCCAGTCCAGCTCCCACTGCAGGACGGCCTGCTGCCAGTTGAGCAGCAGGTTCTTGTAGTGGTGGGCGTTCTCGACCGCGTCGTCGCCGGGGTCGGTGTAGGTCAGGCAGTCGGGATCGGTGGCGATCTCCTGGTCCAGCATGTCGGCGAGCTGCACCAGCTTGTTGAAGTAGCTCAGCCGGTAGTCCTCCATGTCGGCGAAGTGCATCTCCTTGTACGCCGACACGATCCGGTTGGCCCACTGCGGGGTGATCGCCTGCTCGAGCTCGCCCTTCGCCGGCAGCAGCACCTCGCGCCAGATCTCGAGGATCGGGTGGAACACCGCCTCCTTGTCGTTGCCGTCGGGCTCGGCGTACAGCCGGTGCAGGTCTGCCTCGTCCTGCTCCGGCAGCTCGATCCGTTCGTCCATGTCACTCAACCTTCCCGGCCAGCTGCAGCTGGCGGTACTCCGTCTCGATGGCCCGAACAGTTGTTCGGATGTCGTAGCACAGCACGTTCTCCACGTAGATCCGCTTGGCCTCCTGGGGAACCAGCTCGGGTCCACCGTAGAAGTCGTGGACCTCGAACAGGTCGAAACCCTGCAGACCGTTGTAGACGTGGATCCGGAACGGGAACCGCGGGTCCTTGTAGATCCCGACCTGGTAGGAGGGCAGGGTGATCTTGACCTCGGCGACGTGGGCCGGTCCGGTGCCGGCGACCTCGAACGTCTCGAGGTACTCCCCGGCGCGGACGGTCTTCTCCTCCACGCCGGACTCCATGTAGGTGAGCACCCGGCGGCCGCGGGGCTTGGGGAAGGCGGGCTTGCGAATCTCCTCCTGGAACCAGATACGGCCCTCCTCGTCGGTGCGTATCGGCTCGTCGACCGGCTGGGAGTTCAGCCGTTCGCCCGCCATCTCCTCCGTTCTCGGCGGAGCGGTCGGTGCGACCGGCTCGGCGGAGACCTTGGGCGGGGCGAAGAAGAAGTCGGCCGGCGGCGGTTCGTCGTCAAGCTCGATCGGCGGTGGCTGGTGCTGAGGCGCCGGACCCGCCGTTGACGTGGGGTCCGGGTCCGGCGCTGGCTCAGCCTGTCCCTCGGTCAGCTTCTCGAACGCCATCTTCAGGTCCTCCGTGGAGTACTCGCGGTAGTGCTTGTCGAAGGTGACGCCTGCGGCCTTCAGACCCTGGTAGTAGGCGGCCTTCTCGGTCTGGCTCATGGGGTCCTCTAGGTAGGTGGAGACGACGATGTGGGAACAGTAGCAGCGTGTAACCGCCCGCTAACAGACCTACCCGGGAGCCGGGTGTAGTCACCCAAGCGTGACTACAGGGGTGACTACACGAACGCCCAGGTCAGGGCCGCTTTCCGCCCGATGTAGTCATGTAGTCACCCCCATCTCTACAAGTAGGGAGAGGGTATAAGGAGGAGAGTTGAAAAACTTTTCGCGACTACGTGACTACATCGCCCGAAAGGGCGCTCTGACCTGGTACTTTGTGTAGTCACCTGGGGGGTGACTACAGGGTGACTACAATCCGGAGCGTCATCGGGCCGCTACGGTGTCTCCATGACCACTCCTGGCGACAAGGATCTCGAGGCAGACGACCGCACCACGGTCGATCCAGAGGAGGCGTACGACGCCGACCTGGACGATCCCGAAGACGACGTGACCGGACACGAGGGCAACGACAAGGACGCGCTCGGCGACGACGCTGTCGACATCGAGCCGGAAGACGATGATGCCTGAGCCGAGCATCGGCCGGATCGTCCACTACGTGTCCTACGGCACCCCGGGCGGGGAGTACATCTCCAAGTGCCGGGCGGCGATCATCGCCGAGGTGAGCTCCAAGCGAGCAGATCCCACCGAAGTCGGCCTGTGTGTCCTCAACCCGACCGGGATCTTCTTCGACCGACAGGTGCGACAATCCGAGGAGAGCCACTCCGGTGGCACCTGGCACTGGCCCGAGCATGTGGAGGAGCGCACCGATGTCCAACCCGATCCCGCCGTATAGGATCACCACTCCCTTCGGCAAGAGGGGCAGCTGGGCCGCCGGCTACCACACAGGGGACGACTACTCGACCGCAGGCAAGGTCGGTGTCACGGTGAAGGCGGCCAAGTCTGGCGTCGTCCGGTCCACCGGCAACGCCTGGGGCTCGAGCTACGGCATCCACGTCGTGGTCGAGAACCAGAAGACCGGGATCCGGGTCGGCTACTGCCACCTGTCCTCGGTCAAGGTCCGCTCCGGCCAGCGGGTGAAGAAGGGCCAGATCCTCGGCAAGTCCGGGAACACCGGCAACTC